ACCGGCCAACATCAGTTCCGGGTGGTCTACTGCTTTCACCGGCTCCCAACCCTCACGCATCTTCTTAGACACATTGGTCGGGTCGGACTGTCCCAGGACATGCGTCGCAATCCAGCGATACACATAGCCCGGTTCAGGTGTCGGGTCAGGCAGTGAACTCGACGGTGTGTACACCAGACGAGCAGATTTTTCGCGTGATGCCAGATCACGAGGGGTGCGGTTTTGAGTCTCAGCCATTTTGGTTCTCCAACTTGAGGATTTCAGCAGCGTATCGTTTCGGATCAAGGTTCAGCTTCTTCACAAGCGCAGCCTGTGTAGGGGTCAACTGAATCTTTTTTGCGCCTGTTGAGCGCGATGCCGGGGCAACGACCGAAGCCGGTTTCCGAGTCGAAGACTCACCCGCGTTTGTTTTACCTTGCTCACCGAAAATCTCGGGGAACTTGGATTTCATGCGACCGTCAATCTGGTCGAAGTACTCATCGGAGCGAGGGTCAATACCCCCGTTGACTAGTTTCTGATGCAGCCCTAGTGCGTAGCTGGTGTATTCCTCAAACCCCGGCTGACCGAACCACTGGTTTTTTGCCTGCCAGCGCAGTGACTTTTCGTCCGGTTGAACTTGAGCTTGCGGTTGTTGTTGAGTTTGTACATTAAATTCCGTGGGCTGTAAAGCCTGCGGACGGAATCTTTTTGCCTCTTCAGTGCGCCACTTGGCAGCAGCCAGTTCTTCCTGGGCCGCGATGATGGCGTCAGTATCAAACGCTTCTTGCGCCTCCTTGAGTTTGCGGCGGGCAACTTCCAGTTCAGTTTCCGCTTCCTTGCGGGCGGTATTGACCAGAACCTGTTGGCCCTCGTTGTAACTCTGCTTGAGGCGGTTGTTTTCGTCGATCAGGTGCTGTGCAAGGCGCTCAAGTTCTGCTTTCTCTCGCGCAACGGCTTCCTTGGCACGCCGCTCGTCGTGACGGGCATGCGTGAGTTCCTTGATGCGAGCCTTGACATTGGTCGAGTACGACTCGATTTCCTCGTCGGTGGGGTCAGCCACCTCCCGGTCTAGCGGCTTGCGGCCACGGTCTTTCTCGGGGGTATCGTCAACGATCTCAATCTCAACATCATCTTCCGCAGCAGCCTGCTGCTTGATGTTTTCCTGCTCGTCAGGAAACTTGAACTCTTCTGTAGCCATATCTTCTCCTTATGCGCGGGTCAGTCCGCGAGGGTCTTGCACAACAGCATCAACTTGGTCATCGTTGATAAGCCGGAACTCTTTGCCAAAAATCTTGAACCGGGTGCCCGAGTAGGTGCGCACCAGTACAAAATCTCCGGGTTTACACCAAGCCCCGTTGGGGAATTTGGCGGTGTCTTTGTACGCATCAGGGCCTGCTTTGAGGACGAACAGCACCGTGGTGGCGTGTTCTTCCTGCCGCATGAAGGTATCGGCCTTGACGATGCTGCTGTTGTCGAAGGTCTGTGAGACATCCGGTACAACGCACAGCAGTTTCCATCCCGTAGGCTCAGGCAGCGATGTGGCGCGAGCCTCAGCGGGGATGTTCTCATCCGGTTCGTCTATGGGTTGAATCGGTTTGGGCAGGCTAATGCCTGGGGGGAGGATGATTCCCATATCACTCATCTGCATCTTCGGCTCTCTTCGCAAGGTCTAGGATGTAACGCTCGGCCAGCGCCAGACCTTGGATCACGCCGACGAGCTTTTGGTATTCCTCAAATGTGCGACATGCACCACCCGCGATGTCATCGGCGTAGTTGTTCATGTCGTTGCGTATTTGTTCGCGCAATACGCGTGCGAAGTCTTGGATCACTTAGGTGCCCGTTCTTTCTGCCGCTGTGCGGCTTCTTGCGCCTTGGCTTTGGCGATGTCGATGCCCATGCGGACACCTTCACGCTGCTGCTGAGCAACGAGCGTGGCCTTATCCTTCTCGATGTCGGATCGGGTCTTCATGGCGCGAAGCTCAAGGTCGCCCTTCAGGCGTTCTTGCTCAAGCTCCAACTTGTCGGCCTGTGCCGTGGTGTCGAGCACCATCTTCTGCGCCTTGAGTTGTGTGTCTTGCTGCGCCATCTGCGCCTTCATCTGCATTTCCTGCTGAGCGATCTGCGCCTTCATCTGCATGTCTTGCGCCTTGAGTTGAAGCTCTTGCGCGCGAAGCTGCAGTTCTTGCTGCTGCATCTGCACCACCGGGTCTTGCTGTTGCTGCTGAGCCTGCATCATCATGGCTTGCTGCTGGTTCTGCTGCACCACCTGATTGGCCGCTTGCGCCATCATGGCTGACAGGCTGATCTCCACCTGCGGCGGCAAGTCCTCGTCCTCCGGGGGCAGCGGGATGCCCAACTGCGCCTCGATCATCTTGCGCATCTTGTAGCCAATGTGCTCGGCGATGTGTGCCTGCAGGGCTGCGGCCAACTGCTGCGCCTGGGGGTTCTGCCCGATCTGCTGCGCGATCATCGGGTCTTGCATCATCATGTTGTGCACGGCGATGTGGGCGTCGTGATCTTGGTGCAAGAACGCCTTGACCGGCTTCATCTTGAGAATGTTCTGGTTCTCAGTGACCGGGTCTGTGGGCTTCTGATCCTCCTCCAAGGGGACGATCTTCTCGGCGTTCTTGATGCCCAAGACCTCCAGCATCCCTCGGTGCAACTCCGGCAGGTTGTAAATCTGCGGGGCCATCTGTGCCATCTGCACAGCAGCCTGGAACTGAACAACTCTTTGGGAGAGGGTCGCGGCATTGGGATCGCTGACGGGGATGACATCAACGAGGTCGTAGTCCTCCTGCTTGGCCCGCTTCGTGCCGTACTCGGGGTCGTAGGTGTAGTCGGGCTCCGTGTAGTCACGGATGAGGTTCTTGAGCAGCCCGAGTTCTTGCTTGAGCGAGTAGTGCGTGCGCGCTTGAACTGCGGTCAGCACTTTTAGCTGTCTTTCGAGCAACGCGAGCGTCGTGCCCACCGGGGCCTGCGCCGACATGTCGGCCACCTTCATGTCTGCGGTGGCAGCGAAGCGTCGGCCTTCCTCAACGATGTTGCCCAACAACTGATACAGGACGCCCGAAGGCTCCTTGTATGGCAGGGGCAGGATGGAGTCGCGGATGTTGCCACTGGCGACATCGACATCGCGGAACTCGCCCGGGGCGATGGGCGTGTCGTCACCTTTGATCCGCAGACCACGGGACTTCAGGCCACCGGGGAGGTTACTCAGCGTGCCCGCATCTACAAGCTGACGCATCAGGCTCGTGGCGCTCTTGGCGAAGCCCCCGATGAGGTGGAACAGGCCAAAGCCATACGCCCCGAAGCCTGGGACATACTGGTAGTGCACGAAGTGCTGACGCTTGAGCTTGAGGTCGTCGTCTTCGCGCCAGTTGCGGCGGATCGACAGGATGTCGTTGGTGCCCTTGATTAGCGTGACCACATACGGCAGCGCGATCTCGGAGTCTTCTCCTTCGCCGTACTCGTCCTCTTTGATGCACAGGTCTACATGGCACTCATAGAGCGTGAAGCGATCATCGTTGAGATCGCTGAAGCCCGTCTCCTTGTCCTTAGCCATCTGGATGTCGGTGCGGTTCTTGTCGGGCTCCGACAAGTCGATATCCCGGTAGAACCCAGCCGCTTGCAGCTTCAGAATCTCGTTCTTGGTTTTCCGCATGACATGCGTCAGGCGGTAGCAGGTGTCCATGTCGGTCGTGCCGTACGGCAGGATGATGTCCTCAGCCGGGACAAACATCGAGACTTGGCGACCCAGGTTCGGGTCGTAGTACACCTTCTTGAACGCCGAGCCCGTAGCCGGGAGGCTCCAGAGCATGCGCTCGTGCTCAGGCCGGAACTCCTTCATGACTTCCGTCAACTCGTAGTTCATGTCGTCCTCGACACGAACAGCGGCCTCTTTCACCTCGGGGGTGTCTTTGCCAATGATCTTGGTCTTGACCGGGCCGGAGGCCGGGAAAGTCTCGGTGATCATCTCAGCCTGGAACTTGACCACGGCTTCGGTAATCATGGGGTGGAACACACCGCATGCGCCGTTCCACGGCTCAGTGCGCTCTTCCATCTTCAGGCCGAGCAGCTTCAGGCCATCGACATACGCCTTCTCCCACTCTTTGCGGGAGCCCACATCCTGGGTGATGTCAGCGGCCAAGTCAGACGCCAGGGTGGCGATGACGCTCTCGGGCAGGTCTTCGGCCAAGTTAGCGTCGAACCCACCGGCTTCTTCTATCCCCGGCTCGATCTCGATCTCCAACCCATCGA